TATGAGATAGTCACCGACATCCCAATCATGGTGTAGTACAATGGGAACTCGCGATCTGCTTAGCCCGAAGATCATTATCCAGCTCTCTTGCCAAGTGCGTAATACCCTCTCCGATGGCATTACGGTGGCCTCCGCCCTGCTCGCGAGTATCAGCGACAACCTGACTTCTGGCGTTGGAGCCAGCATGGCGAATCGTGGATGGCAGTGGAAGCATTCCACCACCACCCCCCGAACTATCGCCTCCGGCGGCAACCAGGTCATCGATCTCTATGACTACGCCAGTTTGGACATGGGTGCTGGTGCCGGTTTGGATGCTCTTGGTCAGGCGTTAACGGTCGAGTCGATCGTCGCCATCATGATCAAGAATGAGAACACCGTTGGGGTAGCCGGCTCATTGGAAATCGAACCGGACGCCACCAACGGTTGGACGCCCATTGGCTCACACACAGTCGCCACTGGCGGTGCCTTGCGTGGTGGTGGGTGCTTGTGCAAGTACCAACCGGATGGCACCGGGTTTGACGTTACTGACGCATCTTCGCACCGCATCAAACTGACCGCCAATGGCGCGGACGTCAACTACAGTGTTTGGGTTCTTGGACGTCATGACGACAACACGTCCTCGTCGTCCAGTAGCTCCAGTTCTTCGAGCAGTTCCTCGAGCTCCTCCAGTTCGATGACCAGCTCGACTAGTTCTTCGAGTAGTTCTTCGAGTTCCTCAATGACCAGTAGCGAGAGCAGTTCTAGCACCAGCTAATAGAGGGATAGAAAATGTCGAGCGAAAACACGCTTACCGGACGTCTCGGACGATTCGTTGTTGGAACCACCTTAGTGGCCAGAGCAACCAAATGGGACGTCAATCCTACTCTGGCTGGTGGTTCTGAGTGGGGTGACTCTGACAGCGCCGGCTTCACCAACCGCGCCGCTGGCCGTAAAGACGCCACATTCAATTCTGAGGGGAAATACGACACTTCGGACGAGGTGTTCGATCTCTTCCAGCCGGAAGATATCGCCATTGTGGTGCTTTGGTTGAACAACACCACGCTGTATTGGGACTTTCCCCGTGCGTTGAACAACGACTTCAGCCTATCCGTGGACATTGACACGGAGGAAGTTATTGGGTGGCAATCTTCGTGGGGTGCCGATGGGGTGTATTACTACCCCGGCGAGGCTTCAGCAACAGCCCGTACATTACCAACCTGATGATTCTTCTTCGCACTAAAGACAGAAGCATTCACTACCTGCCGGCATGTCCTTGTGAGGAGTGCCGGCAGGCTCGTCTTCACAGACAAACACCCTCCTCTAATACCACTCCCCGCCGTCTCCTCCTCTCGCCATTCTGTGCGTACACTCTGAGAATTATCCCATCAGTGAGACCAAGTGGTTCACTGGCTAGGGATTTGATGCTCTCACGATAGTCTAGGAGACAAACATGTCAGACAAAGAAGCACGCGCCTTGGGCGCGGGTGACGCCATCGAAGTCCGCGGTAAGGAGTACCTGATCTCTCCTGTTAGCATGAAGCAGTTGCATGAAGTGCAGCGTGCCGCGGTCGCGTACTACAAACGAGAATATCTGCGTACCTATGCCGACAACATGGATCTGTTGCCGAAGGGACGCGCAACGTCACTCATGGAGCAGAAAATTGAAGAGGTTGCCCATTGGGACATTGGCAATCTGCCAACGAAGCTCGCGTACGATGTCAGACACATCGATATGTCTGGCGATCTTCTGAAGTGCCTAGAGAATGAGTATGGTGACCTCCCAGAGAATGAACTCACCAAGCGTGCCTTGCTGGCCACGATGTTGGATTCCAACAAGATCACGCTGGATGAAATTCAGAAGATGTGCGGGTCCAGACCAAAGAGGGCCAAAGTCCCGTATGACACATGGTGGGTCACTGCCGTGTTCGACGGGATGATCACGTTCGTTTGGACGTCTGTGATCATTAAACACCCAGAGGTGATGAAAGACGACGTTGGGATGTGGCCTCTTCAGAAGCTGGTGGAGGCGGCTAGAATGGTGGAACGTCTCACTGCGCCGACAATGGGAAATATGTAGGGCTCGCCGCCCTTGGGCGAGCTGAGTCGAAGGAGGAAGACTCCGACATCAGCGGCGGCGGGCTTAGCTACGGAATCACTACTTGGCATTTACGGATATTGACGGACAATCCTTGGAATGGTGGGTGTGGTTATTCATACCGTGATGTTGCCGAGATGACCCCCGACCAGATTTGTCACAGATTGTGCAACAGGGATGTACTGAAAATCAAAGGAGGTAGAAGAGTGGCTTCTGCCTCAGCGATGGAAGTCACATTGGTTAGTGGGGCTGTAAAGGGTAGATCAGCAGATGGTAAGCCCATTGAGGGTAAGGTCAGGGTTGGTGGGAAGTCACTCGCCAGGAGACTGATGGAGGCGGAGCAGGCAAAGAAGGAATCCGAACGCAAGGCAGCGGCAGAAGAACAAACCGGGTCATCGCGCGATAGACGAAGAAAGCGGCGTGGTGAGATGAAATAGGAGGGCTTTACCATCGGTATCGAACTAGCCCAAATGTATATGACCGTTACCGCTGATGCCACTGGCGTTAGCAACTCACTTGGTAATCTGAGTCATTCTGTTACTCAGCAAATGAGTAACATGGCTCAGGGAG